GTTTTCATAAATTTGAATTTTTACCCGCAGATTGGGAGAAATTAAAAAAAGACATACAACAAACCACAACCACCCCAAGCGGGGAAACCGTGACAAGTTGGAAAGATTGCGCAGTTGTTGAAATTGGGTTTATTTGTTTAGGGTGGGGAACGGAAGATGACAAACCCGTATGCACAAAGCAGTCGGACAAATGGGCGGTAGACATTCTGTTCTATGCAGAACCCCCCGCAAGTTTTGCCCCGTTTGAGGTTTGGCCCGAATCAGGAGTGCATACTTTCTCTGGACATGAGTCATTGTACATGGAGAGTTTTTACAAAAAGTTCCCAGATAAAAAACCTAAAATAAATGAAACACTTTCATAATGATACGGCAGCGGCAATCGCAACGGCAATCACTGGCGGATCGGCTATCATCACTTTTGCTGAAGTTTATCAGCCAGTTGTTACTTTTTGCGTGGGGATTCTCGGTATTATATCGGGCATTCTCGCAGTTGTTTATTGGGCTAAAAAAATCAACCGAATCAAATGACCGCTCCAAAGAAAACGCCAACCGCGAATCCGCTACCGATTAGTTTTGATCAGTTCAAAAAGAATCCTGTAGCCGGTGTAGCGTTCCTTGCTTTAGTAGGCATATCGTACTTGTACTATGACGTAAAGTCTTCGTACACTGCACAACTTGAAGAGAGCAACAAAAAGATTGAGGCCCTCGACATGAAGATAGACAAACTTGGCTATGCCCTAAAGAAGTCTGACTCCGCACTTGCGGCAGCCATTACTGAACTGCGCATCATCAACACAATGAAAAAGTTATGAAATACATTATCCTTGCCTTTTCGTTATTCTTACTAGCCATTGAGATTGCATTCCCAGTGGGAGCCATTGTCACACCTCCAATCGATGAGGTTGAGGTGATGTTAAAGAAAGTTGAGCGCAATCTCAAGCAAGCCAGTACTGTCGTTAGCGTCGCTAAAGCAAAGAACGAAGCCATGGTAGAGGAGAAGGTTCAGGAGAAGGCCGAACTGAAACAAGCGGTTGCGTCTGCTGAAAAGCAGATCGAGGTGATGCATCAAGTCAACGAAGTATACGCAGCCAAAATGATCAGCGTAGGTCTAGACACTACAGTTCAAGAGATAAAATTCAGCGGCCCTGTCTACGATGCATGGCTAAACTATGTGGAAGAGGGTGGCAAAGAAGACTTTGAATATTTCAGACTATATATATGGCAACCAAAGTAAGGTCAATCAAAGAGGTGAAGAAGTGGGCGCCCAAGCCCAAGATCAAGAGGCCGGGCGTTGTGTCAAAGAAGAAGAACTCTTCGCTCAAATCCAGTAAAAATTACCGCAAAGCATATCGCGGCCAAGGATAATCATGAAAAAGATATTAGAAATATTCAAAGGCGACAAAGGAGAATTCTCTAGCAAGCGCTTCGTTGGCATCATCGGTGCCCTAGTTTTGTTTGGCACCATGGCTCATAACTCTATGAGTCCACAGGAGATTGCACCAAGCGCTGAACTTGTGGCAGCAGTGGAGTGGGTAACCATCCTTTCGTTGGGCTTTACGTCCATCGATAAATTCGGTAACAAGAAAACCGAGGAATGAGATACCTGCTCATCATATTGTTGCTGTCATCGTGCTCTGCGCAGTGGCATATAAAGCAGGCGTGCAAGAAGCAGCCATCGCTGTGCGCTCCTGACACGCTCACCATCACCGATACCATCAAGGTCAACGACTCGTTGTACTTCGAGAAGATTGTCGTGACCAAGGAGATTGACACAATCACTATCGACACCGGTAGCATTCGTGTCAAGGTAATCCGTTATAAGGACACCATCAAAACCATTATTACCCAAAGACCAAAGACCATTATCAAAACAAAAACCATCACAACCAAGCCAAGATTGGTGTATAAAGAGCAAGATTATCCATGGTGGCTTGTAATTGTGGCAATAGTTTTATTTATTTTGTTGATTATTAAACGATAAGATCATGAACATTACAGAACATTTCTCAATGAAGGAGTTGACCCATAGTCAGACTGCCATTAAGAACGGGATTTCAAATATCCCCAAAGACCCCAAGGTTGTAGCCAACCTTACTTTATTGTGCGAGCAAGTACTCGAGCCATTGCGCGAAGGCATGAAATGCCCCATCAAAATCAGCAGCGGTTACCGCTCACCTGAGTTGAACAAACTCATTGGTGGTGTTAGCGCTAGCCAACACAACGTTGGTGAGGCTGTTGACATTGACTTGGACGACAAGAACGCAGAGTTGTTTTCTTACATCGTGAACAACTTGGACTTCGACCAAATCATCTGGGAGTTTGGTGATGACAAGAACCCTGACTGGGTACACGTATCATACAAGGCTGCCGGAAACCGCAAGCAATTGTTGAAGGCGTTGAAGGTTAACGGAAAGACATCATACCAAGTGATGGATCCGAAGAACTTCAAGGCTAAGAAAAAAGCAACCAAATAATTTAGTTTCGTCATAGTACATTGATCCCCCTCCGGTAGGGGGATTTTTGTTTTTAAAAAAGGTATATATTTGTATTAAAATCTAATCCAATGAATTTACAAAAAGAAGAACTAGAAGCAATCCAGCAAATGAATGCTGAGTACAACCGCTTAAGGCTGAACATTGCAGACCTTGAGATGCAGAAACACTCCGTATTGATGGCACTGGATTCCTTGCGTGAGAAATTCTCCAATCACGAAAGGCTGTTGATTGAACGCTACGGTGAGGACGCGGTCATCAATATGAAAACAGGGGAGATAACAAAGAAAGAAAAAGAATAATGGCACCTGCAAAGTTTATTGGAATGCTATTCCAATCCCGCGACATGATGCACTTGATGCATCTCAAGACTGAATCCTTCGCCGAGCATAAGGCGCTCAACGCGTACTATGATGGTATCTTGGAGTTTACCGACAACTTTACCGAGTCTTACTTCGGTTACTACGGGCGGTTGGATATCACAATCCCACAATCTACTGCGGAAGATGCCATCACTCACTTGAAGTCATTGGCAAAGACCATCGATGAGGAGTACAAGAACTACCCTCATTGCTTGCAGAACATATTAGATGAGATGTCAGGTCTTATCTACAAAACCTTATACCTATTAACACTTACCTAAGATGAAAATTTCACAGTATAACGTCGACAGTTCCCCGACAGTATCAGATAAACTAATTGGAACAGAAGTATCATCCAGCAATGAAACTAAGAACTATACTATTGGTTCTATTGCTTCCGTATGTGCTAGTGTTTTTCAATTCACTCCTGTGTTGGTTGCTCAGTCCACCGTGACTCAAGCACCGAGTGCTTTGGATACTCCATTGCAAGTTACCTTTGGCGCTGCGCAAGGAACGTCAGGCGATGCTGTGATGATATCATCAGGTGGCTTGATTACTTTCAACGAAACTGGATTGTATCTGATCAATGGATACGGAAGCGTAGAGCGTCAAGGTTCATCAGGTGGTACGGCCATCTTGTTGTTCAGATTTTTGGTGAATGGCACACAAGCCGGTAGCGTTAAGGCATTCCATTTGGATACACCCAACTTAAGTACTCCATACGAGATTACTTTCCCAATCAACATTACAACTGCTGGCACAACTGCATCATTCCAAATCATGCGCGATAGTTCAGGCACCAATGCTGGTGGTCTGTACCCGCACACCAACTTGGGTGGATGGAGCAACGTACCTTCAGCCGAGGTGAACATCTGGCAACTCCAGTAACATCAATAACAAAATCAAATCTAATCAAATGAAATATGGACATCAGGAAAATAGCGATTGGTCCAGACTACAAGAGCGGGGCTATGCATTATATCGTCGGGCAGAAAGTGCTTGGCGATACCAATGAGATACACCTAATCAAGTACGACGAGCGTAAGCAATCGATCAAAATCTACATCATCAACCCCAAGCAAGAGGTTGTGCTTTGGAAGGAGTTTTCTTCCACCATCCCTGTATCCATAGAATACAATATTAACTATTGATGCAGTCACCATTTTACTTTATCGCCAAGCCAGTAAAGGGGAGGCGATATAATAACACCAAGGAGATTGGTGGGATCGAGTTGATAATCAGCACCTCTGAAGAGGATCATAAATTCTCAAACCGAGAGGCAGAGGTCATTGAAGTACCCCGTGGGTACGAAGGGCCTATTGTTCCGGGAGATATCTTATTAGTACACCACAATGTTTTCAAATTCTACAACGACATCAAAGGCAATCGAAAGAGTGGGAAGAGTTTCTTTCGTGAAGATTTATTTTTTATCGAACTCGACCAGTTTTTCCTATACAAACATAGCGGGCAGTGGCATGCATACGATCGATATTGTTTCGTCAAGCCCATACCTGTACAGAAATCATACATCTTCAAGCCGTTCAAGGAAGAACCCCTGATGGGGGAGATGGTCTATCCAAACGATTACCTGATCAGCAAGGGGGTAAATGCGGGCGACCTCGTCTGCTTTCAGCCTGAGAGCGAGTATGAGTTTGAGGTGGACGGAGAGAAGTTGTACCGAATATACGATCATCAGATAACAATTAAACTATGAACTTAGGGATATTAGACAACGTGTTGATAGATCCGAATAGGTATATCAAGGAGATTAACGAGAATGAGTTTATTGATGTGGTGGATGGCGACAAAGTATTCCGCAACATTCAGCCGAGATCCAATGTCGATATGTTTGCGCGCATAGCGATGGCTTACTTAGGTCCGAAGTTTTACGTGACGTTCAACTTTGTACGCAAGTCACCGCTAAATCAACAGGAGCCAAACTTTATCCATACGGATGAGATGATGGGTGATGTTACTGCGATACTTTATCTTAGCAAGGATCATCCGCAGGATGATGGCACTACCATCTACGATGAGAATGGCGATAAGTCATGTGTGTTCTATTCAAAGTTCAATCGTATGGTATTGTTTGACTCTACCCTACCACACTCAAGGAATATCTTTGAGAACTTCGGAGAGGGTGATGATTCAAGATTGATACAAGTTGCATTTTTAAAGTCACAGCCATGATAGATAACAAGGAAATCAAACTCAAGATTATTGAGGCTGGCTACGCTGCCGTAGAAAGGCTGATTAAAGTAGCACAGGAAGATATTATCAAGCCGGGAGAAGACGATGAACTAGCAGCAGACAGGCTAAAGAATGCTGCGGCTACCAAAAAGTTGGCTATATTTGATGCATTCGATATTCTAAACCGCATCATTACGGAGAAAGAGAACATCGATATGGTTGAGAGTGGCCCTAAAAAATCAGATTCTAAACGTGGTTTCGCAGAGAGAAGATCAAAATAACCTGTACGTTGACCTGAAGGATTACGTTCCAAAGACGGTCTTGAACCACAAGAACGCTCTGAAGGGATGGCGCTATGGGTACAACGAGCAGTACGACATGGTCGTAATATCCAAGACGGGGCAGATAGGGCAGATCATGAAGATCTCGGGCCTCATCATTGCTCTGCCATTGGCACCCGACAATGTGTACTCTCGCAGTAAAAAGATAGCCGAGCAGTATTGGGAGCGTCAAGAGTATCCCAAAGAACTACAGCGTATTCAATCAATCTTCCAATGGAACGAACTCCCATCGGAGTTTAAGGATCGGTGGATTGATCATATCGAAAACCATTACGACAGCCGTGAGCAGGGATTTTGGTTCATGAACTATGGCGAACCCACCTACATCACTGGGAGTCATTGGATGTACCTTCAGTGGTCTAGCATTGATGTTGGATACCCCGACTATCGGGAAGCCAACAGGATATTCTTTATCTTTTGGGAGGCATGCAAGGCGGACATTCGTTGCTTCGGGATGATCTATCTGAAGATACGTCGTTCGGGATTCTCGTTCATGTGTTCTTCAGAGGTGGTAAACATTGGTACATTGGCACGCGATTCAAGGGTAGGTATTCTATCTAAGACCGGTATCGATGCCAAGAAGATGTTTACCGACAAGGTTGTTCCCATCAACAGCAAGTTGCCGTTCTTCTTCAAGCCTGTGATGGATGGTATGGACAAGCCGAAGACTGAATTGGCATACCGAGTACCAGCATCGAAGATTACCAAGAAGAACATGTACGATGTTTCTATGGATGAGATTGATGGATTGGATACCACCATTGACTGGCGTAACACAGAAGAGAACTCATATGACGGGGAAAAGTTATTGTTCTTGGCTCATGACGAGAGTGCGAAGTGGGTTAAACCAAACAACATCCTCAACAACTGGCGTGTAACCAAGACTTGTTTGCGTGTCGGTAGCAAAATTATCGGCAAGTGCATGATGGGTTCTACATCCAACGCACTGAGCAAGGGTGGTGACAACTACAAAAGACTATACGAAGATTCAAATGCAGCAACTAGAAATGCTAACGGACAAACTAAGAGTGGTCTATACAATCTATTTATCCCAATGGAGTGGAACATGGAGGGCTTTATCGATCGATATGGTATGCCTGTGTTTAGGACTCCTAGCAAACCGGTAAGAGGCGTAGACAACAACTGGATTAAGATTGGAGCCATTGATTATTGGGAGGCGGAAGTTGCTTCGCTCAAGAACGATGCGGATTCGTTGAACGAATTCTATCGTCAGTTCCCACGCACGGAGTCACACGCATTCCGTGATGAGAGCAAGTCATCGCTCTTTAACCTTACCAAGATATACCAACAGATTGACTACAACGACTCTCAAGTGTTAGCCCACACGGTGACACGCGGTACGTTTATGTGGAAGGATGGCATCAAGGACACCAAGGTGCTATTCGTTCCCGACAACAGGGGTAGGTTCTTGGTTAGTTGGGTTCCCGACGCCAACATGCAGAACAGCATGATTACCCGCAACGGGATCAAGTACCCCGGCAACGAGCATCTTGGCTCGTTCGGTTGTGACTCATATGATATCTCGGCCACCGTCGATGGTCGCGGGTCTAATGGTGCATTGCATGGGCTGACCAAGTTCCACATGGACAACGCTCCTACCAACGAGTTCTTCCTTGAGTACATATCGAGACCACCAACGGCGGAGATATTCTTCGAGGATGTGTTGATGGCATTGGTGTTCTATGGCATGCCGGTACTAGCGGAGAATAACAAACCACGATTGCTATACCACTTGAAGAACAGAGGCTACCGAGGATACAGCATCAACCGACCCGACAAGTTATACAACAATCTGTCCAAGACAGAGCGTGAGTTGGGTGGTATACCAAACTCATCGGAGGATGTGAGGCAGTCGCACGCTGCGGCCATCGAGTCCTACATTGAGAAGCACATTGGGTTTGACTTTGAGGGTAGGTACAGAGACCCTGACTTGATAGGCACAATGCCATTCAATAAGACGCTTGAAGACTGGGCAAAGTTTGACATATCCAACAGGACACGCTTCGATGCGTCAATCAGTTCGGGGCTTGCTA